TCGCCTTAATATTTTCGGTTGGTGTCCTTTGTGGAATCGAATTAGGTAAGGCTTTCAGCTTTTGGAAGTGGTGAGTTTATGGTAGCAATGGTTGTTGTTTATATCATTCTCACCTTTGCTATTTTTGCATTGACAAGGTGATTTTATGGGATGGGAATTAAGTACATTCGTTGAAGTCTTTGGTTATGGTATATCAGCCGGGTTTATCCTTTTCGTGGTGTTCTCATTGCTCGGCTATGGTATATACAAGAGCCTTAAAATGCTCAATCATTGAGGAAAGGGGGATATTATTTATGGAACCGACTTCTCTGCAAACTGCGTTTACAACGGCACTCGGCAACATTCAGACTGATGTAATGGGTTATATTGCAATTGCCCTTCCTGTTTCTTTGGTCATTGTTGGCGCGTTTTTCGGCATCAAAAAGGCAATCGCATTTTTCAAGTCTACTGCAAAATAATTTCGTTCCAGCATGGGGGCGGGTGTGATGCCCGTCCCCCTTATTTTTTCGGGGGGTGATTCTGTTGTCTGTGACGTTATATTCCGGGACTCCCGGAAGTGGCAAGAGTCTGAGAGCCGCATATAAAATCATTTCTTGGCTGAAAAGTGGTCGCGCTGTTATAGCCAATTTTCCTATAGATGAAACGTATTTCAGCAAGTGTAAAAAAAAGGTCGGGGAGTTTACTTATCTGGATAATCAGGCTTTGACCGTGAGCATGCTGAAAGAGTATTCCAAAGAGCACCACAAGCCGTTTAGAGAGCATCAAACGCTTTTGGTCATAGACGAATGCGCGGCTATGTTCAACACGCGCACCTATGGTCGGGCTGACCGTATGGACTGGATATTCTTCTTTCAGCAGCACCGCAAACTTGGTTATGATGTGATATTGATATCTCAGTCCGACAGGCTCATAGACCGCCAGATCAGGGCGTTTATTGAAACGGAGTTCAAGCACCGGGCAATTAAGAATTACAAGACATTCGGCTGGTTGATTTCTCTGGTTTGCGGTGGCCTGTTCGTAGCTGTCGAATACTGGTACGGTGCGCATCTGCGGTGTGGTTCTGAAATGTTCCTGCTGAACAAAAAGAAAGCTGCTATCTATGACAGCTTCAAAATCTTTGAAACGTAGGGAGGGTGAAAAGGATGGAATTGGTCAAAATGGACAAAGCACCCGGACGGATCAGCTCACCGCGGTTGTGCAAGATGCTGAACCGGGTGGCAAAGCTGATTGTATGTCTGGTGCTCTGTTGTGCGCTGGTGTTCGCCTACAGTTACAAAGAGCCGGTAGAAGTTCATGCAACTGGTGTTATTACTGTTGTTGGCTCTGTGGCTGTTGTTCTTGCTCTATCTGCATTAGGAATTAATATTGGTGCTTCTGTAGGCAATGAAACATGTAAGCAGATTTTTGACAAAATATGGACTGATGGTTTAGCGAAGTTTGGCGATCAAGCGGCTTATGTTACTGAACAGGGAATTAATATCGCTCCTTCTTTACTGACATATATCGGAAATGCAATTAAATCATCTGGTAACATGGACGATTACGACCTTCGGGCGCAGCTTCCCGATCAGAAGCTAGACTATTTGAATCCGAAAATGAACTATGATTTTATTAAGGCAATGTTTGGCCTTCAAACTTTTGTGAATGATGCACCTTTGGGCTATGACTTCTTTGCAAAACAGAAAACGGATGCAGTAACAATAAATGGTCTGTATATATTAGGAGTCTTTAAACCTCTTTGGGAGAATAAATCATATAGTTTCCGCTTTGATACTTCGGTTAAGGTTGGTGATTCTTATGGGACTGGCAGTGAATGGTATTCAGATATAACTATTAACGGTATTAAGGGTACTACTCGTTTTGTTTCTTGGTCTGATATTCCCGTAAGTAATTGGGGAAATTATCTTCCGAATTCTTCTTGTGTTTTAGCTATTTCTCAGGTCGGTACAGAAAAAGAATATGTTTTCATTGTTCCGAATCATAGGCAAGATTATGTAATTGTCCATTTTCGTCCTGATGGTGCTACATATCCAGCTATTGGCGATCAATCCTATTTGTTGGATGAATCAAAAATTATCCATGACGGGAAGTCTGTAGGCGTAGGGGAGAATACTCCAGAATCAGTTGTGGAAGCTCTTAAGGAAAAGGTTGGCGTTACGGCTGATGATGGCACAGTGACGATTCCTCTTATCAACACGGGCAGTAAAACTGATATTGATGCAGACAATCGGACACAGACACAAGAAAAAACAGTTGGTGCTGAGGTTGCAACCGAAGCAGACAAGGCCGCAAGCGAAGCCGCCAACGAGGGACATGATACGACCGTTCCGAAGCCGAACATGCCTGATATCTCGTTACCGAAGCTGATTACAAAGAAATTCCCGTTCTCCCTTCCATGGGATTTGTATGGAGCCTTTAAGAATCTCGTGGCTCCGGCTCAGGCTCCGAAGTTCGTCTATCCTTTCGAGCTTCCGCGCCTTGGGATTCATCAGAGCATCACCATAGATTTTTCTGGTTATGGGACTCTTGCATCAATTAGCCGTTGGGGGTTCCTTCTGGCGTTCGTTGTGTGGCTCATTGTTATTACCCGGAAAATGATAGGGGGAGGGAGTTAATCATGCTAGACACGGTTGTAGGGTGGATTGAGAAGGCATTGACATGGGCGGTTAACTGTCTGCCTGATTCTCCGTTCACAATGTTGGACAATTCTCCGATACAGAGTATTTTACCGTACATCAATTGGTTTATTCCGCTTTCTTCAATGGTTTCCATCCTTGAGGTATGGCTTTCGGCCATAGCCGTATATTACATATATTCGGCGGTGCTCAGATGGGTCAAGGCCATCAACTGAATGCAAAATGGGGGCCGCGCTTTTAAGCGCGCGGGGGTCCCCATTTTGCACATCAGCAGGGCGGTTGCCCCTACTTGATTATAACCACAAAATATCGCCACTTGGGGGTTTAGGGTATGCAGTTGTTACCTACTCTGGCTCCACGGGTTGAGGTTTACGCGAATACGAAAGCTAAGGTTTATCCCAACGGGCAACAGAAAATAACGGTTTGTTCCAAACCCATTTTCAAAATTGATGAATGCATGGTTCCCGTGGAATTTTCAAACCCGGTTTCTAAGCCTAAAAAAATGGATAATGAGGTTAGATCGGATAGTGTTAAACGTGCAAAAGAAAAGATTTTTGATATTGCTATGTGCAATACATTTGACTATTTCGTTACATGGACTCTATCCCCTGATTTGATTGACAGGTATGACCCGAAAGAAGTAAGCAAAAAATTGAAAGACTTTTTGAATCATCGTGTACAAAGAAATGATGCCCGGTATCTGGTCATACCGGAGCATCACAAAGACGGGGCTATACATATGCATGGTTTGCTTTCTGGTCGTTTTGAAATGATTGATTCCGGTCATAAAACGAAAGACGGCAAAACCATTTTCAATATGCCGCAATGGTCTTTAGGTTATTCTACTGCTATTCCGCTTACGGGTCAACAGATAGCTGTTTCAAAGTATATCACTAAGTATGTTACAAAAGATTTTCGGAAGATTTTTGGTTCGTTTTATTATGCTGGCGGTCATGGGCTTATACGTTTACCGGAGATTCGGGTCTATGACTCTGATTATGATAGCTTTGATATTCGGGAGTTTTCCCCAGAAGGGGTCGCACTTTGGTTCAAATACATAAATACTGATGATGAAGGGGTGTAAATGATGATTCTGATTACGGATGCAGACATTATCCGCTTGTTCATGAGTGGCCTTTCATTAAAGCAATTAATTGACAAGGTGTCATCGAACGAACGTGTAACCAAATCGGCAGCACGTTTCAAAGTTTAGCATGCAATTTATGGCTATATGAAAAAATGCAATGAATTTTAAGGGGGAACGCTGATGATATTTTCGAAACTGGCGGCAAAGTGGTTGCAGACTCGGAAAAACAAGGTAAGCTATTCACAGTTCAAAAATCTGCGGTGCTATATTAACCATCTTAACCGCTATATCGGTTCTGCGGCGGTTGAAGATATAAAGCCGATAGATATAGATTTTTTGCTTGATTCTCTTACGGATTGCAATCCGAACACAGGCCGCCCGGCATCTCGGCAAACGCTGGTTGACGTTCGTAGTACCGCAAACCGCATCTTTGAGTATGCAATTGATCTCGAATTGATTACTCGGAATCCCGCCCGGGGCCGTGAGGTATCCCGCTATGCTCCCCGCCGCTATCGTAGGGCGTTGACGGCAGTGGAACAACAATTGATTGTTACCACCCCCCATCGTGCGCGCGTGGGCGCTCTAGTGATGATGCTGGCAGGATTACGGCGCGGCGAACTTATTCCGTTGACTTGGAATGATATTGATCTCGACGGTCTAAAAATCAGCGTCACCAAAAGCGCGGAATGTAAGAGCGGCAATAGATTTGAGGTCAAACCGGGGACAAAAACTTCATGGGGTCGAATGGTGGATATAACGTTAGATTTGGCGCTTGAATTGCAACGTGCTAAAGCTGATTCTCAGTCAAAATATGTGTGTCCCAGGACGAATGGACAGATGCACACTCTAATTAGTTGGCGTCGAATGTGGAGTAGTTACATAACCGCATTAAAGCGCTCTCCGGGGGCAGAGGAAACAAGCATTGAGGAAATAACGGCTCATTACCTGCGGCATACTTATGCAACGCTTTTATACCTTTCCGGGGTTGATGTGCTGACCGCTTCAAAGCTTCTCGGACACGCGAACGTGAAAACGACTATTACGATATACACACATTTGGACGAACTCATGAAGTCAAAGAGTGTCGATAAGCTAGACAGCTATCTTTCTCTGTCGCTGTTTCGCTCTGCATAAAAACCTATTTGACAAGCCGCAAATTAAGCGGTATAATAAATTTAATGTTAGATACCATCGCTTGACGTGCGAAAGGTCATAGATTCGA